ATAAGTCAAGTTGTCAATATGCTGCATTTCATTTTGACTTTCTTTCAATGGTGAAAGAACAGACAACATCTTCTCTTCTAGAATAATTCTCTTTTTCGCAGACAATCCACTGTTCTGAAAGAACATACCAGCAGTTGCAATCTCTTTATAGTTCGGTACAAAATTGGAATACACTTCATGGCCAAGCTGCTTGTTAATTGCATTAATGAGGCTTGTCTGAATATTAAAGATATTCTTTCTATCGAGAGAGTCAAAATCTATTTTTGCTTCTTTAATAAGGCGACCATGATGTTTTTTATCGATATCAGATGCATCAAAAACAGACTGATAAATTTCTAACTCTTCTCTAAGAACTTGTCCTTTATTAAAAAACTCTACAAGAATCTTTCTAACAATTGCTTGTCTTTCTTTATCTTCACGGATAATCGACTTAGTAAGCTCTTTGACAAGAATCTCGTAAAGAAAAGCGGTATTTCTTTTCTTATTGTGCTTCATCTTCTCTACCTTTGTGTAATTGTTCTAATAATGACTGCAGTTCATTACTGGTATTAAATAGTTTGGTTTCCTCCAAATCATTAACTTTTTGTTCCTCTACAACACCTCTGGCCAATGAATCAAGGCCACCAAAGCCAGACTTGCCAGGAAAGGTAGTTCTACTCGTAGAGCCACGAAGTTCGCCACCGTTTGCAGTATTTTTCATCTGCTTAGAAAGGCCACCTTTTCTATATTTGATCTGATGTCTTTTATATGGGCCTCTTTTCTTTGGTGCATCATCACGCTTACCGGGAGGTGCCGCCAATAATACGTCTTCTTCTCCACCAGCAGGCTCTTCTGGAGCTTCTGGTGCTTCTGGGGCTGCAGGTTCCTCTGGAGCGCCCATTGGCTCTTCTCCAAGATCAACACCAAGATCTCCAAGATCACCAGCAGGTCCTGGTCCAGCGGCCTCTGGTGGTTCACCTGCCGCCTCAAGAGAAGCTGCGAATTTTCTATCATGGAATTGTTCTCTTTGGATCCGGATGAATTCATCTTCAGAAAGTCCGAGCAAATTCTCTGCAACCCAACGCTTGGAGAAGTACCCATCAGTAGCCGCAGCAGCAACATCAAATTTGGTCTTCCAACTCTCAAGTTCTTGCATCTCTGCAATTCGACTAGGGTTATTAAGAGATAATTTAAAGTTTAATAGATCGTCTCCACGATATCCCAAAGTGAAAAGATGGATCATACCTATCTTCTCAAGTTCAGAAATTACAACACGCTGCAATCTTTGGATTGTTCTTGCAAAGCGAATATCTTTTTGAGCAAGGGTTGTTTTGTCTTCAGTGGCACCATCACCCATAGTGAGATATGATTGAGGAATCTTTAGAGCCGAGAACAGCTTATCCCTAAGATACTTCACATCCTCAATTTGTGCAGTAAAGGTACCACCAGGAATATTGCTAATATCTGTTGATGACTGACCGCCACGAATAGGAATGAAATAATCTTCTTCGATAGACAATGGGTTATAACGCAAATCAACACGACCAGTGGTTGGATCAACAACTTGGTGTCTTTTCATTTGAGTCATTACTTTCTGCATGTATTGCTCAACATCTTGTGGTGCGATCCCACCAACATCAATTTTAAAGATACGACGATCAGTTGCTCTAACTACACGATATGCCATCATAGCATCTTCTAAAAGAGTCAACTGTCTCCAGATTCTTCTTGCAGGCTCAAGAACAGATGTTCCATATGGAGCATACTTGTCATGACCAAGAACTCTGAAATGTGCCATTTGCCAATTTTCTAAAGTTAATCCTGCTGAGTTCCATTGGAACTGGATATAATTTGGGTTTGTTTTATCCTCGCCCTCAAGACGCTCAATTTCTTGAGGAGGAAGTCCAATGCAGTTAGTGATACCACGCATATCGTCGATATCAAGATAAAGGAAAAGGTCTCCATACTTACACATAGTTCTTGCCCAACCAAATAGGTTGTGCTCAATATTAAGAGTTTCGTGATACAAGCTGTGGAGAATAAACTTGATTTCCTCGTTTGGACACTTAATGTGCATCATTGGAGTGAGGCTTGAGTGGGTCGTCATCTCATCTGCATAGATATCCAAAGAAGAAGCAATTTCAGGAGTATATTCCATCTGATCAAAATCGACATAACGTTCAGCACGGTTACGATTCGAAATCATATTAACCGTAGTGATATTCATTGGGTTGTATTCGGACTTCTTAAATTGCTGTCCAGAAGCAGATCTAAATCTGCTAGAATACATATCCAACTGTCTTCTTCGTAAAGCACGTCCGGACTGAGTTCTTCTTCTGGTTACAGGGCCAGAGAATAGTCTAGTCAGAGATTTAAAGAGATCGGACTCGTTATTATTAGGGTTTCTATCGTTCCTTGCCATTTTTTATCCTTTGTAGATCCAGAAAAATTCTTTTGCTTGTTTTATTTCTTCTTCGTATTTCTGCTCAAATGATTTGTTATAACCCTCTTGTCCTTTGATTTGTGTGTTCATTGTTGTTGTGCTTTTCATTAAGCCACTGATCATTGCTTTCTTATACTCTACTTCTGTTTGATTTGCTTGCAATGCTGTATCTCTAACCCAACACGCAATTGCTAGAGCCATAACCAAATCATCATGATAAGAACGCATAGCTTGTGGTTTACCATTTTGCCATATAAATGTTTTTAATTCGTGAAATAACCTCGAAGACTGTAAAGTAATTAGTCTGTTCCTGATGAACTCTTCCAATTTGGCTACAATAAGCGGTCTTGTCTTTATTGACGTTGTAAAACCCAACACTGCATTGTTGTTATGTTCTCCTTGATACGCCTCAATAAATTCATGAGTTGCTTTGATGGAATAATATAAATTTGGGTAACCTAAGTTTCGCAATTTCTCTAAAACTGATATTCCGATACCATTATTCTCAACTACCAAAAGGCAATCACCATATTCTTTTCCGGCATCATAAAGAATCTGTGAGTAAAGATCAAGCGATGGCTTTCCTTGATATTCAGCAACCACAGTCATTGTGTCTACTCTTAAAACGTGAAACACAGATGAGTCTTGCCCATCACCCCTTGCAACATCAGCCACTAAGAGATAAGAGGCTCCTTCTACATACTTTTCCCAGATCCAGAAGTTACGATCATAACCAGTTCTATAAGTCGGCTCTTGTTGTGTTTGGAACAACCACTCCATATCATCTGGATGTATTACTGTATCTCCAGAAGTATTAAAGTTGCATTCCAATTCCTGAGCAATTTGTCTTCGAGACATATTTTTTGTCTCTTTCTCGAACCAGGCTTGATCTCTATCTGGGTGGACATCCCAAGGTAAATTAATTGGGTGGAAATCGTTCTCTTGAGCCTCTGCATCAACGTAGGTCTTGTGGAACCAGTTTCCTACCCCATTTGGGGTTGACAATGCGATACAACGTCCCCCAGTTGACAAGGTAGGGTAAAGACCCGTCCACAACTCTTCCAGACCGTCTACGTGCGCTGCCTCGTCTATAACAAGCAAAGATAATGCTTCCGAACGACCTGCATCTCCAGAAGTGGAAGCTGCTTTGATTTGAGAGCCATTAGATAGCTCAAAAGCTGTCCTATTATCAACAGAGATTTTTGCAATCTTAATAAAGTCTGGTAGATTGTTTGTGATAGATTTTACTTTCTTTACAAGGTTTGCTGCTGTACTAAACTTGGTTGCGATAACAAGAATGTTCTTGTCTCGGTGAAACATCATAAACCAGACAATGTATCCGGCAGAGATTGTCGAGATACCTAACTGTCTGGCTTTTAGAATGATGTTAAAACGATAATCGTTAAAGTCCTTAAGCAAATCCTTCTGGTAGTCAAACGTCTTAAACGGAATCAGGCCATGCATAGGATGAGAAATGCGGCAGTAGTTATCAATAAAGTATTGAGGACTCTTGCCGCATCTGATTATCTCGTTTACTTTTTCTTTTTTGGAAAGCTTATAACCCATTTAATCCTTCAGTTTATTCTTTTGTCTCCGGTGCTCCCTTCTCATAATCGGACATGTCTAGATTTAGTGGGGCATCCGGATCGAGATCAAGAGCAAAGTCAACATCAGCACGCTTCATCATGTTGAAGATAAGTGGATTTCTGAGAATAAATTTTATAAATTGTTGTTGATTGTCAGGATCTAGTTTTTCAAAGTCCTCACCCATTTGGGCATAGTCTATGGTTCCATTTGGCTTTCTATAACGAGTGAACAATTGCGTAAATGCTTCCGAAGACCGTGTATCAAAACCAACACCAGGCTGAGTGCCTAGAACATCTTCTGGGCTAATCTTTTCGATGTCTGCTCCGACAGTCTCTTCTTGTTCTTTCTTGACTTTCTGATACTCTTCTTTGATGATTTGAGCGATTCTTTCTTTAGAAATTTTCATTAGTTATTCCCCTTTGTATCATTTAACGGTCTCTTGTCAGAGAATTGCTCCAAGAATTTTCTTGTAACGTCGCGAGTTGCATCAACAGAAGGCTCAAGGATTGGCTCTGACTCCACTCCAGAGATTGTATAGTGTTGGTATGCCTGAACGAAAGTGCGAACGCGAGAGGTGCTCTGAACGAGGATCTGTGGATCTCCCTTTGCGGTCAAGCTAACAGAATTGCCAGTGATTGCTTTATATTCCTTTTGGAGGAAATTCTTGATCTCATTGAGCATTGTCATGATTTCTTCTTCATATTTAGGATTCTTAACTTCTTTAAGACGAACATCGCTTTGGTAATTGATGATCATTGAGTTTCCGTAGAACTTAACAGAGAAGCCATCATTAACTCTTTTGTCAAGAATTGGGTGACCTTCTTCTCTTTTAAGGCCAACTTTTCTTACTTGTCCATCAAGAGAGTATCTTTCATCATGTGCGCCGTCATAGGCATTTGCGGCTGCTTGAGCAAGCCCTTGTACAATTTCGTATGTTGAACTCATTTATTCGGTCTCCATCCCGTTTTCCATCTTTCTTCTCTTCCTTCGACCCACTGAATATAGCAGTTTTCACAGCATTCAAATTTGGTCATGTAAACATCATCATTTGATTTAAACGAATAGGTGTTACAAACTGGACAAGAGCGCCTAGACTCTTCTCTAACTAGTTTTCTTGGAATAAAAACGCCTTGGACCTCAACTTTGTCTTGGTCTTCCTGGGCTTCTCTTATATAAGTTTCTTTAAGTCCTGCAAGATATTCTTGTTCTTTATCATTATCCCAAAGTGATTTTGGATTTACAACCGTATCTTTTCCATATTTCTTAGCAATAGCTTGCTCAATTTTTACTGCGTAGTTTGGATCTTTACTCACTTTCACCTCGTTCTTGCCAATCATAAGAGATTGTGTCGTCTGTAATAGGTCCACCCTTTGCCCACGTTCTACACGTTCTAGCACTGTGGCATTTAAAATGATGCATCCAGCAATAGCCTAAACGACCTTCGTCATCGGAAACTTCACCGGGCATGCAATCATCCATTCTTGGACTGATGTCAAAAGCAACACAATTTTCGCATAAAGACTTCTTTGCTGCTTCTTCTGTTGTATTCCAATGCTCTGCAATGTCCTTCCAATAATCACCCGGCTCATCAACGTTAAGAGGGCCGTACTGAATGTGGTCTGCTTTAATAGCAGCATCACGATTCTTTGTGTTTAACTCTAGATCTTGAGTTGCGGCAGGACATGCAAGCCCCATCAGTTGTTTAATCGCTTTTTTAATTCTAACTTTAATCACTTATTTATCTCCACCACTGAATAGTAAATCCCTAA